ACACCTTGTGAGCCAGCAACACCTTGTGGGCCAGAAACACCTTGTAAACCCCTCGGACCGGTTGCACCAGCAACACCTTGTGAGCCAGCAACACCTTGTAAACCTCTTGGACCTGTTGCTCCTGCGATTCCTTGTTGACCGATTGGACCTGTTCTACCGGTTGGGCCACTTGACATAATTTATATTATATTATTTTTATACAATTCTTAAATAAAAATAAAAAATTTATAAAATATGATATCATATATTTATATCAAATTTACTAAAAAATAAAATACATATTTAATAAAAATATGTATTTGAATATAATAGATAACTAAATATAATTAAAAATATGAATATTTTGAATTATATATTTTTTGATAAAATAAATACAAATAATTTAGAAAATATAATATTGAAATTTTTCTAATCACAAATGTAATATTATATAAAAGTTTATTGTTAATAAAATACTTGTTGTATCATTCGTAAAATAAACGCAAATATTGTTCTGGAATGATTTATTTTACAACAATTATCTTTTATTTTTAGATAATAATAAAAAAAATAGATAATTGTTGTAAAATATCAGAACATCTTTATTTTGTCTCCAATCTCTTTATAATAATGTCCATTATAAGCTAATTTTTTCTTGATTGATTTTGATAAAATTTTATCACTAATCGATAACTCATTACACCCCGCTACTTAAAACCGTATAAAACCGTACCCGCTGGGATGAGCTATGCTCATCCCAAGGGGTAGGGAAATGCGTATAACGCATTTCCGTATAATCAGATTAAAAAATTGGATGTAGTAGATGGGTCTTGGAATCATCCTCATTCTCTCTGGATATTACGATTTTGTTTTTTTGGTCTTTAATGACGTAAGCGGATACGCCATGCCTTAATAGATTTCTCTATCAAGACACGATTTTTTATATCTAAATCATTTATGAATATCTATTTTATTTCTGTGGTACTTCAATTCCCTATTAGATTAGATATTACAGATTTGATACATAGTTATGATTTTTATTTTTGTTATTTAATGAGGATATTCTTGATTAATCATAAAACATTTCATCCTATCATATAATATTTAGTTTTCTTTAAACTGAAATAATTATAAATTTACGATTATACTTAAAAAATAGCATTATACGGTTTTATACGGTTTTAATCAACTGTTAACTAACCCTTTTTCTCTCTTCAAGAGTAAAGGGGTTAAACCCCAAAACGACCATGAAAAGATTTGTTATAAAAAAGTCTGGATGTGGTCATTTTGGGGGTTCGCACCTTTGCTTCTACGTAGTAGAAGAAAAAGGGGTGGTCGAACTCATTATCACTTGCTCCGGTTTTTCTATCAATATACACGTTCAATATTTCTGTTTTTTCTTGGTCCAATTTTGAGATGTATCCCATCTCTTTGTGTATGGATTCTTTCGTTGGAGAAATTTCATGGATAATTGTTGGATCCATACTTCTTTCAACGAATAACCACCGATAATTATAATATACGCGGTTTTCAACAATAGCTTTATTTAAAGTTGGCCTTTTTATATTCGGATTCTCTTTCATCACATCTGAAACAGTTTCATAATATTTTACTAATTCGAATGTTTCAGGATTGATTTTTTGTAAGCGCGGTCCTAAATTTAATGGTTCTTGATTAAATCCATTTATCGTTTTTGCTTGCGATTGATTTATCTTTTCAAGAATTTCTTTATTTGTTTTTTCAACGGAATCAATTTTGTTTGATAAATATTTAATTTCTTTTAGTAATTCGGAAACAAATACATTTTCACTTTTCGATTCATTCATTTGAATCATTAAACTCAAATTTTTAGCTTCAAGTTCCAATATTCGCGGATCATTAAAATATTTTATATTACTATTTATAATATTCAATACCATTTGATATGTAAGATTTTTACCAATTAGAAAAAGTTCCATCTCATTCTCATGATTTTTTAAGTTAGTAATTTTATTTAATCTTATTTTTTCATGGTTGTGAATAAAAGACTCGAAATCACTACTGCGATTTACAGAAAAACAATCGAGTAATACACATTCCTCGTATTTATGCTTGTGCTCGGAGTATCTATTTTTGATTCCGATGCGACTTTCACCGATTTTAACTATATATTTATTATTTTCTAATGTTTTAACACGAATAATATATACAATTGAACCGATTGAAGCAAACTTTTGTAATAGTAGTTTTTCTTTATCAAGTTCTCTTTCTTTTTTGAATTTGACTTCATATTCTTTTGTATTTTTATCTTCAATTTGTAGTAATTGAGATTTCAGTTCGGTTGTTTCTTCTTCAAGTATTTCGTGAAGTGATTCTTCTAATTTGATAAAATAGTCGTGTATTTCATCTGCTTTTTTAGTTCCGGCTTTCAAGCAAAACTTTTTGAATGTTTTAACGTTAAGCATTATAATTTCTTTATTTTGACCACCATGTGATGATTTTGATTCTTTCTTCGGATGTGGAACAATTTCATCATCATTTGTCATAAAATCTTGCTCCCCTTTTCGGGAGAGCAAGATTTTATAATCTTTCTTCGGATATGAAACTATTTCATCATCATTGTTTGTCATAAAATCTCGCTTACCCTCAAGGGAAAGCGAGATTTTATAATCTTTATCAATAACAAAAAATTTTTGAATCAACCTTTTTGAATGACCCTTGGTTGAAAATCCCAACCATTTCCACACATTATCCAAATCGATAACATAATCATTTAGTTTATCGTATTTTAGATAGCAGTAAAAGCTTGATAAAAATAGCTGTTGTTCGTAAGTTGTAAATTTGGATTGAATTTTTTCAATCAACTTTGATTTACAAGTTATATTGAATTTTGAGATTGGATTGTTTTCAATCAAATCGACGATATCGATACTTGTCGTATTCTCCATTTTATTATAATATTTAGTTTTGTTTATATTCAAGATTGGAAAAATAAATTTCAATTTTTTTATTTTTCGATGAATAAAATAAATAATTCGGTTATTTATTATTATCTATTATAAAATCTTTCTTGACTGGTCGGGTAATGTTTCTGTATTATTTTATTTCTTAATTTTTATGTAATTATTGTAATGAACTATATTAGTTTCATCTATATTTTCACTTTCATGTTTTTCAATCTGTATCATTTCATAAATCTGATTTCTTTTATTAAAAATTTCTTTATCATGTGTTCGTTTGTTAATTATTATAGTTTCCAAATATTTTTGTAATTCAACTAATTGATTATATTTTACAATAGAATAATTGATTATTCTTGAAATAAAATCACTACAGCTATTATTTGTATTACTATATAATATCCAATAATAATTTACAATCTTTCCATAACCTAAATATTGTTGAATTGCTAATAACATTGATGGATTATTTTTTTGTGTAATTTTTATTGATATTCCTTTTGTTATGTCTCCGTTCTTAGTTTTTCTTATCATAATACAACCTTCCGCATCAAAAAAACCAGCTAAATAATAATCATTTAATTGAGATGAATTTATTTCTAATGGAATTTTTATTTTATTTGCTAATAAAACTGTCTGACATAATTTTTCTTTTATATCAGACTTATTATGTCTCTTATAATATTCCATGAATTCTGATAAAGAATCAATCTGTGTTTTTTTAATTAGAATATGGTCTTTTATATAATCGACAAATGTTGATAATGTTTTCCCGCGATTTATATATGTATATTGAGCCCGAGTTGCTTTGGATTCTGTTTTATTTTGTTGAATAAAACCACCAAAATTATGACAAATTATCAGTAGAACATTCGTTCTTGATTGCGCAATTGAAACTCTCGGATTATAACCATCTTTTATTTTCATAATACTTATTGAACCGTCTCCATCAATAAAACCAGAAATGTATGATGGATGAGGTGGAGTTTCAATGTATTTATTGAATTTTTGTATATTGTCTTCGATGATATGATTCATTTTAGTTTTTGTGATTAGTCTCTGTATTGTTTAAATTTTTTATTTTCAATTTTTCTAAAATTGAAAATATTTTTTACAACAAAAGTCGTAAAAATAGTAAGGAAATTCCTTTAATTGCTGTAAGCCAAGCCGCCCATGCCGCTCATTATACGAAGAACGTTGTAGTTAGTTGCGTATACACGGATCTTGGATGAAATCGAAGTCTTGGGTGTGACTTGAAGTTGAAGAGTCGCGTTGTCAATTCGCGAAAAGTTGCAAGTGCCTGAGGGCTGATGTTGTTCGGGCTGTAGCGAAAAAGAATACACGTTAATTCCCGTAGCAGGAATGTTGGTGTGGTGCTGGTAAGGCTGAACAAGGTTGAAGTAAGAACCAAGACGCTCGGAGAAACGATCGTGGCCGTTAAGCTGGAGCTTAGCACGAACGACTGGGTTTCGGCCAGCGCGTTGGGGAGCAAGACCTGCGTGGTCAGCACCTCCGGCAGCCTCGTTGTAATCAGAGAAGTTGACGGGGGCATTGTTGTTGGTTCCAGCACCACCACCGGGGGGAAGGTATGCCCAAGCAACTTCGGGAGTAGTCTGTTCCTTTCCGGGCTGGGGGCCAACACCAGTGTAAGTGTCGTTGTAAACAGCGGGGAAGGAAACGGCGGAATAACCGGACTCAACGTTGGTACGAAGGGCGGCCTGAGGGTCAAGGAGACCGTTGGAGCCGATAACACCGAAGGTATCGTTGTCGAAATCATCAGTGTAGTTGTTCCACTGGTTCATACCGAGCTGAATGACGGAGTCTCTCTGAACGACCCAGATCAATTCCTTGACGGGGTGGTTAAAGTTCAATTTGACCTTGACATTCTGGCTGGTAATTGACTCATCTCCTGTGAATTGGAGTTGCTCAATAAGATACTCGTGAGAGACCTGAGCAAAACGTCTGCGCTCGTCAGTGTCGAGGTAGATGTAGTCAATGTAAAGAGACGCTGCTTCAAGAGAAGGAACGCAGAAGAGGTTATTCTGGGAATCAAGAGAGACACCGCAGTTGCCGAGCTGGTCAGCAGTTACGTAGCACTCGTTCTTCTGGCGGAACTCGAGAATGATCTTTACTTCGTGGTATTGCACCTGTAATACCCCATCTTTCGATGTATTTATATACAGAAACCGAAGTTATTATTTCTGTAAATTTTGGGAGTGGACTATATCTTAAGCTTTCATAGAAAATTGTCAATTTTCTCAAACCCATATCCATTTAGTCTCTGAACCTTTCCCATAGTCTAACATAGTGACCTTAGGGACTTGGCTGCTGATTGCCCATTTCAAAACATATTATGTTTATCATTCGTTAGCATTTTTACGATGTCCGAGTTTTTTTCTCAGCCAAGATAGGCTTTCGCGTATCCTTTCGTAGTTAACGATTTTAGGGGTTTCCAGCAATTTGGAAATGTTGCCTGATAGTTATATCAGACTAACACCTGCGGTATTTATATTTTTAGAACCGCTAAACTTATTTCCCTTTCATTATTCTAATTTTCTGAAAGGAGTGGTGTTTTTCAGCCCAGCATTTTAGGCGATGAGAGGAAGAGCAAGACCGGGGTTACGGCAGAACCAGAACTGGAAGGGAACATAGAGAGTAGTTGCTTCGGCCTTAGCAAGGGCGGTACCAGTAAGAGCGAAGGTGTTTCCAACCATATTGTCATATCCTACCTGATGACCGGGCTCCTGAGAGAGCTCGTTCCAGATGTTAAGCCAATCACCATATTGTTTGTCGCATATGTGATTGATTTGTTTTATGTACCTTTGGTTTCCCAAAGGATTAGACTATATCTTAAGCCTTTAAATATTTAAAGACCCACTATCATTTAGTCGTTGAACCTTCTCCATTCTATTATAATAACAGGTTAGGAGCTTGGCTGCGGATTGCCCATTTCAGAAAAACTTTGAAATTTTCTTCATCTGTGGAATTTTTACCATACCAGAGTTCTAGTCTCTGCCACATACTATTTTCATAATATGTTTGGTATCCTTTACAGTTTTAGGGGGTTCCCGCAATTTGATAGTGTCGCATAATTATTACAATTAAATAATAACTACACTAACACGTGTAAATCCTTTTTATGACTATGGACAAATAGTCAGGAAGACGATTACTAAAGGCTTTTATGTTTAAATTTTTCGTCTTAAAATCTAAACCCTCGTGTTTTTCAGCACCGACAATTAATGCGTTGTCCACCGATTTCAACCTCAACGTTGCGGATAAGAATGTGGCCGACGTAGTTGACCCATCTGAAGCAATAGTTTGCATCATAAGTGCTTGTCTTCGAGTTAGTAACAACAGGGCACTCAACAAGGGGAAGAGTGACTTGAAGGTAAACACGATGAATAAGATCACCATTGCGGGAAATGGTGCAAGTAACTCTCTTGCCGAAGTCAGCAGTTCCGTTAAAGACCTGCTCAATGGACTCCATAGAGAAGTTAGTGTGACGACGGTAAACAACCTTGAAGAAAGTAATTTGGGGGTTTCCAGTAAGATAAATATCTTGAGCGCCATAGGCTACGAGTTGCATCAGACCACCTGACATTATAACTCTAACAAAGATTATTATTTTACATGAAACGCATTTAATTCCATTTTAATTCAATTTCTAAAATATTAATCTTCTAAACATTCCAAAATCTTTTAAACTGTTTTTTGGAAATGATAGGTTTATTTTTTTAGAGCTAAATAGTGTTATAAAATATTGATAATAATTCAATAATCATTACAACAATTTTCAAATAAAATATAGTTTTTCTAAATATGTAAATGTCGAAATCTCTAAATGTCTAAATGTCTAAATCTCGAAATGTCGAAATCTCTAAATGTCGAAATATCGAAATATCGAAATGTCTAAATCTCGAAATGTCGAAATGTCTAAATGTATAAATGTCTAAATCTCGAAATGTCGAAATGTCTAAATGTATAAATGTATATAACCATAAAATTATATATCTAATCAATATATATTATTATGATTTTTTAAGCTGTTTAAGTTCAGAGTTTTTCGTAGGAGTGTAATCGTAATTTAAAAAATTGATTTAAATATATCTACATTCATATTATAATAATAAATAATAATGACAAGAAAACTATGTAGTTATCAAAATTGTAAATCAGGAGCCAGAGGAAAAACTGGTAAATGTATTGCACATGGAGGTGGAAAACGTTGTCCTAATTGTATTGATTGGATAGATTCCCGGGGTGGTTCTTCAAAATATGACGGATATTGTGCAACTTGTTTTAAACGTATTTTTCCTGATGATGAACGTAGTAAAGTTATTTATTTACATACAAAAGAAATTATGGTGAGAAATGCAATTAACTCAAATTTTGAAGGATTTGTGCATGATAAACCATTATATACAGGAAATTGTGATTGCACACATCGTCGTCGTATTGATCATAGAAAATTAATAGGTAATACTATTTTAGCAATTGAAACTGATGAGTTTGGTCATCGTAGTTATGATCCAAAAGATGAAGAAATACGTTATGATGATTTATATATGATTCATAGTGGTAAATGGATATTTATCCGTTTTAATCCAGATAATAATATTAGTAAAGTAGATATTGATGATAAAT